AGAAGAGTCGCATGAAGTTCATGTGGACATTAAGGCTGAGATTAAAGCAGTCGGTGAAGATGATGAGGATTACGGCACCTTTGAAGGTTACGGCTCTATCTTTGGCAACACCGATCTAGGCAATGATATTGTTGCGCATGGGGCATTTACCAAAAGCCTAGCCAAGTCAGGCGTATCAGGCGTTAAACTCCTTTATCAGCACAGATCGGATAAACCGATAGGCATATTTGAGTCTATTGAGGAAGATGCCAAAGGATTGAAGGTGCGCGGCAGACTAGCAATGAAAACCCAAGCTGGTCGTGAGACATACGAATTATTAAAGATGGGCGCTCTTGATGGGCTGTCTATCGGATTCAGAACAAGCCCTAAAGGGCTAGCCTATGACCCTAAGACTCAAGCTAGGATTATTAAGGAAGCAGAATTGATGGAAATATCTGTTGTCACTTTTCCCATGAACCCAAAGGCTAAGGTTCAGGCGGTAAAGGGTCAAGAGCTATCTATCAGGGAATGGGAGAACGGACTGCGCGATGCTTTCCTTTTGTCTCGTTCAGAAGCAAAGATGGCCGCTAAAGCGGTACAGGATGCTTTTGCACAGCGCGATGCTGATGCAGATGTGCAACCTGATGTTGATGCCGTCAAACAATTAACCCATAAACTGAAAGCCCTGTTAGGAGAAATCTAATGAGTGAAGTTAAAGAATTAGTTGATAACATGGGAGTCGCTTTTGAAGAGTTTAAGAAAAGCTATGACCAGAAGTTAGACAACTTGGAAAAAGGTATCCAAGATACCACACTAGACGGCAAGATCGCCGATCTGGAGAAGAAGCTAAATGGATTTGAGGATGTAAGTCAGCGAATCACATCTAGTGCGAATGCTCAAGATCAATTGAAAGAGCAAATTGAGCGCATGGAAACTGTAATGCGTCGACCTAACTCTGGATTTGATTCAAAGCAAATTGATGATGGTTTAAAAGCGTTTGACTCTTGGTGTCGTAAAGGCATGGAAGGTCTATCTCAAGATGAGCGTAAAGCGTTAACTGTATCTAACGATACAACTGGCGGTTATCTTGCTCCCCCTGAGTATGTACGAGAGCTGATTAAGGGTATCACCGAAATATCACCCATTCGTAGTATTTCCCGAGTACGTCAGACTGGACAGCGTTCCATTCAGATTCCTAAGCGCACAGGTCAATTTGCCGCGCAGTGGACTTCCGAAACTGGCACTCGTACTGAAACTACTGGATGGCAGGTTGGTTTAGAAGAGATTCCAGCGCATGAAATGTATGCACTGGTTGATATTTCTGAGCAGGACTTGGAAGATACGGTGTTTAACTTGGAAGCTGAGATGCAAGGTGAATTTACTGAGCAGTTTGCTTTAGCAGAAGGGACATCTTTTGTCTCTGGAAACGCTGTAGGCAAGCCAGAAGGTATTTTGACTAACGCAGATGTAGCAGAGACTAACTCTGGTTCTAGCGCATTGCTAACCGCTGATGGCCTCATTACTCTAGTTCATTCCATCAAAAGCAATTATGCTAAAAACGGCAATTTCATCTTGAACCGATCAACTCTTGGCGCTGTACGTAAGCTAAAAGATACGTCTGGTCAATATGTATTCCAAGCTGGCATGAGCCTTACTGGTGGCATGGGTAACACCATCCTCGGTCACGGCTATGTAGAAGCAGTGGATATGCCTAACGTCGGGGCGAACAACTACCCTGTAGCGTTTGGTGACTTCCGTAGAGGCTACTTGATCGTTGATCGCATCGCTATGTCGGTACTTCGCGACCCATTCACCCAAGCAACAGTTGGTAACGTGCGGTACATCGCTCGTCGTCGCGTAGGTGGGCAGGTTATCCTTGCGGAAGCAATCGTAAAGCAGAAGGTTTCTGCGTAATCTAGCAGGTCTTTAACTGCGTAACTAGGAGAAATCCAATGAGAGATTTAGGAAATAACTTAATCCCAGTCGCTAGCTTGCTACCTCAGCTTGCTTCTGGAAACGGTACTACTACCAATAGCACAGGTGTCAACCTTGTCGGATTTGAGGGAGCCTTAATGGTTCTCTCGGCTGGCGCAGAGGGCGACACCTTGTCTGCTAGCTTGAAATACACTGTCAAGCTACAGCACAGCACGGATGATTCAACGTATACAGATGTTGCTCAATCAGATGTAACTGACGCCACTTTAGCATCTGGCGTTTGGTTAACTCTGGATGCGGCGGCTGATGTGAGTCAATCTTATGCTATCGGCTACATTGGTGGAAACCAATATGTTCGGGTAGAAATTGTCCGAACAGGAAACCACGCGACAGGGACTCCGTTAAGCGCAGTAGTGCTTAAAGGCTATCCTCATCATGCTGGTGGCGCGAGTAGCAATTAATATCGCGTAAATTGTAACGAGAACGGCGGGGGTGTTTTACTCCCCTTTGCACCCCCGCTAATCTTTACAGGGCTTTATTATGAACAAGCAATATAAGATTGTTATACCCAAGGCAGGACAAGAAAGCGAAGCAGGTGGTCTCAAGTTGTATGAGCTTGGAACCGTCGTAGTAGCTGACCAGAAATGGAAGCAAGATTTAATGGTTTCATTCCTTGAAAACGGATGGGCTATGGAAGTTAAAATGCAAGACACTTCAAACATGGAAAGAGCTAGAGATAACAGCGGTCACTTTGTCGCTGACGACTCAGCTACCCCAGAGGTCAATGAGGCTTTTGTTGAAAAAAAGAAAGCTCCCAAGAAAAAGGCCGCGCCAAGAAAGAAAAAGGCAGTGTCCGAGAAGTAACCACCCTGAATGGGATTAATTATTGATGGCAACTATATTCCTTGTAAATGGAGGCACAAAGCCTCAAGTACAGGTTGATCTCACTAGGGCCAATACTGGTGAGGTGGTCAATTGTGTCGGAGCCACTTGCACCCTAAAGGTAAGAAGCAGAGGCGCAACCGCTACGCTTTTCACCATTACAGCTACCGACAGCGGAAACAATCTGCAAAACGGCATCTTGCTATTCACCCTAGGCAGTAACCTAACCAATCTTGCGTCTGGCGCTTTTGAGGGTGAGGTTAGCGTTGTGTTTAATGGGGGGGATAAAGAAAGCGTTTATGAGATTGTAGATTTCGTCGTTAGAGATGAGTTCGCATGAGTGATCGCTTCATTAAAGCAGGCACCACCGATCTATCTTTGGTAGGCACCCCCATCAACGTATCCTTATCTGGCGTAACTATCAATGTCGGGTTGTCTGCGGCATTTTCAGTCTTAACAATTCCCAGCTTAAACCAGACTTTTGTAGAGTCAGCCGCTCTCACTGAATCAACCGCCCTAGTCTTCGGAAAGCCTACAAGCGACACAATGGCCGTTACAGAGCTAAAGGCTATATCCCTAGCAAGGGCATTAAGTGATTCGTTAAGTGCGACAGACGACGACACGCTCGCTTTTGGGCTGGGGAAAGCGGACTCGGCTGGGTTCTCGGACGATGAAGTTTTCGCTGGCGGGAAAGCACTATCTGATAGCCCTAACATTGCCGACTTGAATATATTTACCTTTAGCAAGCCGTTATCTATTTCTGGGGCTTGGACTGAGGTGCCGTCTATTGGAGCGGGCAAAGTGTTCGGCGATGGGTTCGCCCTAGGTGATGGTGATACGCTGTCATTTGGTAAGGAGCCCTCAGATTCAGCAGGATTTGCCGATTCAATAAACAACTTTGAGATGAGCATTAGCTTAAATGATGGGGCGTATGTCAGCGACGATGCTGATGGCATTGCGGGAGATGATAGTACCTACACCTTTGTAAAAGTCACATCAAATATGTCAGCCATCACAGATAATGATACTATTGGGTTTTCAGGCGTGAAGGGTGACGCTTTAAGCCTCGCAGAAGCGGGCAGTGGCCGTAGTCAGGGATATTGTTCTTTGGACTACTTTTCCGAGGATTACGTTGGTTCAATTTGGACTTTTTAACAGGTGAAATTATGAATAGCAATGAAAATACAGGCATGACACTATCGGGGCAGTTGCACATTGTTCTGCGCGATGGAAACGGTAAGATCAAAGAGCAACGAGTACATGAAAATCTAATCGTTACGGCTGGTCTAACATTCATCTGCTCAAGGATGAAAGAGGATTCGGAAACGGCGATGTCTCACATGGCTCTAGGGTCTGGCAGTACAGCAGTAGCCGCTGGTGATACTGACCTAGCAACCTTGCTGGGAAGCCGCGAGGCTATAGACAGCGCCACAGCATCAACCAATACCGTTGTTTACCTCGCAAGCTTTGAAGCAGGGGACGCAACAGGAGCGGTTGTTGAGGCAGGGGTATTCAATGCGTCTACTTCTGGGACTATGTTATGTCGCACAGTGTTTCCAGTAGTAAACAAGGCCGCAGACGATACAATGTCAGTGACGTGGACTATAACTTTAACTGCATCTTAATTTGAGGGGGTGACTCATGGCTACGATTACAACGCGAAGCGGTAAAGGGTCAGCCCTTACAAGCAATGAGGTTGATGCAAATTTTGAGAATCTAAACACTGAAGTCGGCGAGGCGTTACCTAAAGCTGGCGGCGCTTTGTCTGGCCCTGTAACAACCAACTCAACCATTGATGGTCGTGATGTTGCCGCTGATGGTACTACGGCTGATGCCGCATTGCCTAAAGCTGGTGGCGCGATGTCAGGCCCGATTTCTACAAACTCAACCTTTGATGGCAGGGATGTAGCAACTGACGGCACTAAACTGGACGGTATTGAGGCTGATGCTACCGCTGATCAAACAGGTGCACAAATTAAAACTGCGTATGAAGCAGAGTCTAATGCTTTCACTGACGCGCAATTTACCAAGCTCGCAGGGGTAGAGGCCAGTGCTGATGTAACTGATGCAGAGAACGTAAATTCTGCTGGCGCGGTTATGAATTCAGACACTTCAAGCGCCGCGATGAGCTTTGTTATTGACGAAGATAACATGGTTTCGGACAGCGCAACCAAAGTTCCCACCCAGCAAAGCGTAAAGGCTTATGTGGACGGGGCAGTTTCGTCTAGTGTTATATTTAAGGGCGGCTACAACGCCGCAACCAACACTCCCGATCTAGACACTGACCCTAGTGGGGTTTTGGCGGGATGGATGTATACAGTAACGACAGTGGGAACCTTCTTTACTGTTGCTGTTGAAATAGGTGACTCGTTAATTGCACAGCAAGACGACCCTGACGCAGAGGGTGACTGGACGATAGTCAACAAAGATTTGAATGCCGCGTCCATCAAAGTCTCATATGAGAGCAACGCTAACACCAATGCATTCACTGACGATGACCATACCAAGTTAGACGGCATAGAGGCTGACGCGACTGCCGATCAAACTGATGCAGAGATTAGAGCCGCAGTTGAGGCCGCCACCGACTCCAATGTGTTTACGGACGACGATCATACCAAACTAGGTGGAATAGAAGCCTCGGCTGACGTAACTGACACGGCTAATGTAACCAGTGCAGGAGCCTTAATGGACTCTGAACTAACTGACATTGCCTCAGTTAAAGCAT